CGACTTTCATCCAACCGTTACCGGTGATAAGGAAATCGTCAACAGCCATACGGACTTCGTCCTGATGGTCGTTGTGGTACCATTCGTAATTGATGATCTCCTCAGACAACGTGGCAGGCATGTAGGATGCCTTGTTGCGAGGGTTCACCGTGAACTTCGGATGGTTCACCGTCAACGCCGAACGAAGGATGTTGACGTTAGCGAAACCGATAGGGACATCGATACTGTCCACAGCCGGATCGTTCGAAGTGTTGAGGTTCCGTTCATACATGCCGACGAAACGTCGCCAATTCTCGTGATAGCCGTCACCCTCCTCCATGACTTCTTTAGCTGCGCCGATCTCGGCCCGATAATCTGCGAGCTTCTGCTGCCTCCCGATAGGCACTTTGCCTGACGAGACCGATGGGGTGGGAGTGTTAACGTCCATGAGTGGCGTGAATCATTCTCTTAGTGTCTTCCGAAATGGTCAATACTGGCTCCTGAGCGCTTTCACGCCGATCAGCCATAGGTTCAGCACGCACAATGTCTCGCCCCTTGTTGGCGGAAACGATCTCGTGTTCTGTAGAGGACTCCATTTTCACGGACCCGAAAGTTAGAGAACCGATCTTGCAGCCGAAACAGACGTCACGACCATCCTGGCTCTCGACGACACCGCATTCGGCGCAAATAAGGTTAGGCATGGACGATGAACCCCGGGTTCACTTTGGGCGGCTTATAGCCAGCGGTATAAGGCTTCGATGAACTGTTCTTCTTATGGGCTCTGGCACGGATCGCTAAAGTTTCGAAGAACTCCATAGTCAACCCGTCCCCCTCCTCGTCCATCTTCTTCTTCACCACATGGACATGTGGCCGCATCATGTTGGCGATAGCCAAAGCGATCACCAAATCGTCGTGAGGTTTCCCCTCATACGTTTCGTGCCCGTTGCTCGTGATCTTCCGAGAGTACGCCATCAACTCGATCAGCGTTTCGTCATCATGCAAGATCACTTCGCCTCGGCGTAGAGCCGCACCGAGTTCGTCAACCATCACAGGTTTAGAAGTCCCGTTCGTATGCCAGCCTGCGTTGCGTGTAGTCGACTGGTTGATGTTGTCTCTCGTATGGAGATACAGGTTCGGATAGTTCAACTCGTACATGAGGCGGCGTACCACCACAAGGCCATGAGTGTTGCGTTCAGGGGCGAGCAAAGCCTTGTTGTAGAACCTGCCGAGACTGTCCAACAGCTCAGCGAAATCTTCAGGGACAACCCGGTCCTTAAACATCGCCACAACCCTGCCAGTGTTCACCTTGATCACGCACGCCGTGCTGTAGTCGCCCTGCGGGCCACCTGCCGCAATGTCGGCACCGATAGCGTAGCTCATGTCCGCCTGTGGCCGTTCCCACGTCCGCAGGTTCGGCGCATCCGATTGGATCAGTTGGAACCCGCCTTCCTGATCTATCGCCAGTCGACCCTCGAACTCAGGTTTCAACACTTCGATGCGTTGCTTCAGCATGTCAGTGTCGTAGACAGGGTTACCGGAAGCGATGAAAGCTTCCTCATCTGTCGTCGGATATTCTTGCGACAACTGCCAAGGTTCCATATCCTTGGTGCGTTTCTTATACCACTCGCCGTCCCTGCCAGGGACAGAATCCCAAGCAAAAAACATGGCAACAAAGTTGTTAGTCCCCGCCTTAGCCGACTCATAGAACCTGTGGAACCAGTTGCCGAAACCGTTAGCGGTAGAGATCCCGATGATCTGCCCGCCCACCTCAGTGGCAGGGTAGATGGCTGTCCACGCTTCGGCAGGGTCGTTGAAGAACGCCCACTCGTCTGCGATGATGAGAGAAGCCGTGATACCACGGGCAGCGTTCTCTCTGGAAGCCATCGACTCGATCGACGAGCCGTTCACGAAGTTCAGTTCCAGAAGGTTCTGTTTCTCACAGTCAGGCCCACGGTCTTGCATCCACTCAGGGAGACGATTGAAACCATACTTGCTCATCTGGAGGAGCTTCTTAGCAAAATTTTCGGTACGGGAAAGCATGACGACAGTCTCATCCGAATGAAAAAATGCTTTCCAGAAGGCGTAAGCGGCAGCCAACGTAGACCAGCCGATCTGGCGGGCTTTCAACGAAATAGTGTTATCTCCCCCCTCCCACACCCCCAACGCTTCCAACTGAGGGGAGCGAAGTTCGAACAACGGAGACCCCCCAGGGATGGAGATATGCCAGTACCGTTCCATAAAATAGATCGGGTTGGCCTTGCATCTACGCCATTCCAGTTCCTGCTCGACTCCTTCCCGTGTGGTCATAAGACTATGTTGAGTGCCGTTCCGCTACGCCACACAGTGCCTGCGGCCAGCCCTGCGGCCGAAGTCGGGATGTTCATTATGGCGAGCTTGTCGACATGGGTTGTCTGGGCTGCCGTGGCAGTCCTCCCGGTACAACCGATCATGACTGCGTCGTCCATGTTCAGGATGATGTTGTCTTTTCCCGCTATGATGGCGCACCGTTCAGCGTTGGTCATCGTGTTAGTCCAACCCCCGCCGAAGAAACTCGCACCCGAAGCCGTCTGAGCTATATGGTTCTTCCCACCGGCAATGACCGTCTGAGAAGATTCAACATCAATCCTGTTAGCGTACCCGCCGACGATAGCCGACCATGCCGTCAAGCCCGTGACAGTGTTACCCTGCCCCCCGACGATCGAGTTGAACCCCACATCCGTCGCACTGATGACGTTGTTGTTACCGCCCAAGATCACAGAGTGGGACCCGTTGCTGGCCGCAGGAGCCCAAACATGATTGTTGTACCCTCCGACAACAGTCGAATTACTTGACCCGTAGATAGTGCTATACGAGGCTGCAACTATGGAAGAACTGTCGGGGTAAAGCCCTATCGACGGGTGGATAGTTATCGTCGACCCTACCCCACCGATGATAGAGTTGTTTGTCCCACCGGAGATGACGTTGCCCCTATCAATGCCGAGGATCTCATTCGTCGGCCTGTTAAGTAAAACCTGCCTGTTTTGGTGAGTCTGCGGCTGGAGGGGCATGGTTAAGGCTGCGTGACCGAGGAGGCGTCAACTGCCGCCGCCTCTAACTCTTCGACACGGGTGACCAAAGACACCAGCACAAATCCAACTATCGGCGAGGCAACCTCGTCCTTCACCAGTGCCCAAAGATCGCCGACATCCATCAGCGGTTCGCCAGTTTCTCGTCAACCGCAGCAAGCTGATCTACGAGCCGCCCACGTCGTGCCTGTAACCGCACAGCACCCCGGTCGACGCCGCCGCCCACAGTATCAAACACGCCGTATCCGCCGTCGCTGTCGTCTGTTGACCCGCCTTCAAGGAAATCATTTCCGTTCGCTTCGGCCATAACCGACACCAGTTCCTGCCAGCCGATCACACCGACCAGTTCACCGCCCCTGTTCGAACGAGTGTAGACGGCCACGTCCCGGCCCGCAGGCGAATCGTCCTCGTCTACGTCCACTGCCCGCAATGCAGGTTTCGGTCGTTCAGCGAAAGCGGCCACAAACACTGCCCGCTCGACGTTCTTAGCTGCTCTCATATCCATGACAGGTTTCCCTTTCGTAGATCTCTCTCGGGCATCAGTTCAAACTCCATCAGGATCGGACGGTGCGAGCTGACTGTCCGAATCGGCAGCGACGGCTGCCGCTAAATTTACAATCTCAACGAGAGCATGCCCCTGTACAGGCGTTAACAGTACGTCCTTCAGTACGTCGTAAGCAGCGAGAATCTCGGCACGGGCCCCACTCTCGTTGACGTACTGAGTGTCGGTCATGCCAAGCCCTGCGCTGTAGCGGCATCGACTATCACAGGATCGACATCGGATGCCAGACCCCACGCACTCGCATTGCCACGGCGGATCGGGTCGAAATCGACTGCACCGTCCTCGTCAGGGCCACGGGTCTGCCAGCCGATGATCTCGTTTCCGTGAACCATCGTCACGACAGCAACCATGCGAACGTCGCCGTTCTCACGGGCACCAGCGGTAGCGGCCAGCCATGTGCCCGCAGCCCATTCGGGAGCAGCCCGTTCCACGTCACCACGCATCTCAACCAGTGCCTTGGCTGCACGTTTCAATCTGCGAGCGAACTTCTTCTGTTCACCTTCCAACTGGTTCGGCTTAATGCCGTCGATCGCTTCGAGCAGCCGAACGGTAGGCGGGCCACCGTCACCGCCAGCAGGGACTTCCTCCCCATCCTCGTCAACTTCTGGGACTAGCTTGCCGATCGAGGTCATACGTTTTCCTTTTCGAAATATGGGTGAATCATCATGTTGCTTTCACGAAGCCGGAGCCGTCAACAGATAGCGTCAGAGCACCCCATGTGATGGCGGCACCCTGCACTTCCAGATTGTTCATTGAAACCGTGTTGATTATGTTTGCCGTAATGTCGTAACCCAACGCCGTCGCATTTTGTGCGGTAGCATCCGCCAACGCCCCGAGTGCTGTGGCACCAGACACGGTGGCGGTAGTTACAGCGCCCAGCGAAACCGAATAGGTAGCGGCAGCCGACGAGTTGTAGCCCACCGCTGCCGACTGCACGCCAGCCGAATCGCTATCGCGCCCGATAGCGACGCTCTGACTTCCGCCGGAATCAGCGTATTGGCCAACCGCTACGCCCTGGCCGCCGTCCGCCAGCGATAAATAGCCCACCGCTACGGCACCAGACGCTGAGGCAGTCGCCTGTTGCCCCGCAGCGAAAGAGAGCGAACCAGTAGCCTGCGACTGGTACCCCACAGCGACGGCACCAGCCGCTGTAGCGTCACTATCGTGCCCTATCGACACAGACTGCGAACCCGAAGCGCCAGAAGTGCGTCCCACAGCAATAGCCTCCACACCAGAAGCAGAAGCATGCCGACCAACACTTACGCTGTAATCCCCGTCAGCAGAAGTCGCATAACCGACCGCCGTGGCCGACTCACCGGCAGCAGACGCACTACGCCCGTACGCCGACGCAGAAGAGCTAGTAGCAGACGCCCCGATCCCGAACGCTGAGGACTTCAGGCCGCTAGCAGAAGACGAATAACCGAACGCCGAGGACTGCTCGCCGCCAGCAGAAGACGCATGACCGACCGCTGAGGACTTACCACCGCCAGCAGAAGACGACGGGCCGATAGCCAAGCTGTTAGTCCCAGCCCCAGCCACAGCAGCCTCGACATTTACCGAATCAGTGACATCGGCTCCCGCCTCGATCCCGGCGAGCTTCGCAGTGTTTGTGCCAATATCCGTGTTCTGTGTCGCCTGCACGGTGTCAATGCCGTTTAACCGAGCCCAGTTGGCAGCAACGTCGCCTCCCAGGTTGTAAACCGTCGTAGTGGCAGCATTCGCTACAGTCTCAGTCGCAGTCACACGACCGTCAAGAGCAGTGATCTCCCCACCCGTAGTACTGATCTCAGCGGCCAAAGCCGTTGCTGTAGCGGCAGCGTTAGCTACGATCTCAGTGGCATCAACCTCTGCTTGCAGGTCGACCAGAGAAGCAGGGATGGAGGCAAGGGACGACTTTTCGGCTGTCGTGAAGGTTTCGCCCATGATACCGCTGATAGCCAACGCACGCAGATAACTGGGGAAAGAAATGCCCGAAAGGATCTGATCGTCCATCTGGGCACGAGACCAATCATCCCCAGTCCCCTGCTGCCACGCCTTCACCCGTGCAGGGAAATCTGTCGTAACCATCCGATCCTGATGATGATGATTGATCAACACCGGACCATCAGGAGAAATATGAAAAAATTCGTCATCAGGAGTGACAGAAGCCGAAGGGGACGCCCTCAACTGAAGAACAGACTGCGCCTCAGAAATGCGGGCAATAGACGTGACCGCCAACTCGTCCACATCAGTAGCGACCACAGACAACGACACAGACAACGAATCGCCAGGCGTAAGATCGTGCCGTGAAGCATTCGCCCCCGCAGACCCAGAATAAGTGAAAGCGCTAGTAGTGAACACCTCCCCATACAAGACCGCCGGTTCCAACAACTCCACCAACACAGTATGGGTGAGAGTAGAAGACTCGTTACGAAGATTCAACACCCAACTGATCGTGTCGCCCGTGAAAACGTCAGAACCATTATACTCGTACGTGCCTTTAAGGTCACTCATTCGTTACTCCACTCAGCCAACTGGTGTGCGAGCTGCTCGTCACTCATCTCCTCAGGCGAGGAAGGGGTCTCAGGGAGAGGATCAGCCGTCACAGGCGAAGAAGCCACCACAGGCTTAACCTCAGCAGCATAATGCCCCAACCAGTCACGCCGTGCGTCCTTATTGCCAGCCAACGCCTGCTCGTAAGCCACATCCAGGATCGCCCGGACCTTATGGTTCAACTCCCCCACCTCGACCGAGAACTGGCGGCGAGCAAGCTTGTACGAGTCCTTCTCCATCTCCCTCATAGCCCGCTCAGGCGTGAACCCGTGAGCCCTAGAGAACCCGTTCAGCGTCTTCTGACGCTCCTCCCGCAACTCGCGAGGCAAACAATCCCACTCGACCAGCATCCGCTGAAAATCGGTGATAGAAGAAGCCGCAGGCTCAGAATCATTAGGAAGCATTTCGAAATTCATAACCCGCCCAAGTCGAAAGAAAAATCACCAGCCCCACCCTCGTGAAGGGAGAGGCTGAGAGTAGAGCCGGTGACCGTGTTAAGTATAGCACAGGTCAGCGGTCAAACGCTACACCCGCTTCTGACAGATAATCACCACCCGCAACCCAATCGCCACCCCAATGCATATCAGAAATCTCCTCCTCAAGGATACGCAACTGATCCAACGCAGACTCTAACGCATCAACCAACTCCTTCACATCATCCGCAGGGACAGCCAAACCGCCATCACGAAAAAAGACAGCAGACTCAAGAACAGACTCAAAATCCATCACACACACAACCTTAAGGAGAGGGGAGAGGTAGCCGAGCATACGGCGCTCACCTACCACAATACCACCCTCTCCCAACACAAAGCAACGAGCACCCAGAAACCAGGTACGGCAGGGGCCTGTGAATCACCCCAAGCTCCGGGCCCCACTGCCGTGGAGCCCCATCCACACTGTCTCAATGAAAGCGGCCGCAGCCGCTCTCTGTTGATGATGTCTTGAGCAATACACAATTCTATCACCTAGAAAATGGTAAACCAACCTCCCTCGCATATTATTTCAAATAATTTAAAACCCAATGAAACAATAAGAAATGCTCGTCTTAAACGAGCAATCAAATACCCATATGAGAAAGTTATAGACTATAACATGAACCCCCTAGGAGTCTCTAACGAGACTGCTCGTAATTATTGCATTACCATAGACAGTGTCGCTACTGCGTAGCTCCACTGGTAGCTAGCCAATGTGCGCCATAGGCTCGTGGAGTATACCCCGCCCGTCAACCTCCATCAGCCCGACCGCCCTACCCCTAGGTACCTGGAATTTCTGGGAGAGGTCGGGGGTACGGGGTACATGTGTTCGATCCGGTGCCATATTGTATGATGCCATACTATCGGGCTACCTAGTAGTCTGGGGGCGGAGCTGGGCCAGTCAATGGGCGCACGGTTAGGCATGGGGTACCCTTCTACATCTTTCTTATGGGCCGTTTGGCTCATCGTGTCTGTTTGCTCTTGCGTTCTGTTTCGAACTCGTCAGTATGGTGGTTGTTGCCGACGGAATCGGTTGCAAGGTAGCTAGTCCATGGCCACATACCGCCTGGTAGCCCGTGAGGGTGCAGAACGGACTAGTGCAGAAAGGCCACAAAGGCCGCTGTGATCGATTCCGCCACGGTTGCTTGATAGCTTGCTGGACTCACCTTGTGGTGAGTTTGGCTAGGTGTTTACCAACAACGGAAAGAGTACGCAGTGAGCAATGGAATGACGGAAAGCGATATCCGAGTCTCCCCCGAGGTGGTTGACCGTGCTTTCAAGTACAGGGGCGAGTGGTACAAGGTCGATCAGAACCTCCAAGTTTGGGCCATCTATGAAGAGGTAGAGGACCTTATAGCTTCGAGCTTCGAGGTTCCCGCCCAGCTCCGGACTTGGTCGGGTGACCCGGACTTCGAACGTGAATGTCTGGTCCAGGAGATTGTGCAGTTTGTTATCAGCGCTAAGGATGGCGAGCCGGTTTGGAATTGGAAACAATGAGCACCCCAGAGGACACAATGAAGTATACGGATATCAGCGTTGAGGGATGCGAGATGGTTAGTGGCGATAGTGTCCGCTACCACGCCCACCGGACGATGTACGCCTCGCAGGCGGATGCGGTTAGAGCGATGGAGATCTTCATATATGATTTGCCGGACGAACTCCCCGAGCCGATCCTATTCTGGCCACCCGGCACCACTTCGGGGGAGGTTGTGTGAAGGGGTAGTGTTAGAGGCTAAGCCTGTCAGGCTAGGCCAGCTCGCAAGCGTCACGGCTTGCGAGTTGGGCTGGAACGATAGACACAACAATGGAAAGAGGAATAGTTATGACATTTACAGTGAGCGGCAATCAGTTTAGCCATGACACGCAAGTGTCGGACGCTTTGGACTTCTTGCGGATCGCCCGTCCTGGGGCGTATTGCACGGTTCGCAAGGAATTCACGGAAAGCATCGTCTGGTCTGGGTCATGGTTCGATACGGAACAGATGGGAGTGGAGCCCGAGTATTCTTCTTGGCTGGGCGAGGCTATCGAATCGACTGGGTTCGTTACGTGGTGGGACGGGGAACCTTGGGCGATTGAGGATGGCGACGAGCTGGGCGACCTGTTCGGCTGATAGTGCCTAGGCCATTGCCGCCACTTCGGGGCGATGGTTCTGGCAGTATTTACCAACAATAGAAAGAGGGAAACACAATGCGAATCAAATTCGACAACGGCCACGGGGCGAGCATCATTCCCGATGGTAGCACCGGGCAAGAGGTAGCGATCCTTTCCTACGACAGGAAAGGTCAGTCATTCATCGATTATTCCACGCCGATCACTGACGACGTGGTCCGCACGTTCACGGCTAACGACTTGGCGGCTTTACTGGCCCGAATCGCGACGCTACCCGCCCGCTAGTGGTGGCTCTATAGAGCCAGCGGCTTAGGTCGTTGGTTCTGACAGACCTATCAACTATAAGAGAGAGAAACACAATGGAACCGTACACAATCAAGGAACTTCGGGCCAAAGTTCAGGACCTAGAAGAAATGGCCTTTGGATCGCCCGCAGTGATGGAAGTCTGGGGATTACGGGCGGGGGATCGTTTCGAATTCCAAGAGGGGAACGCCACGAACGGCATAGGGTGGCGTCTATTCGCCACTCACGGCCGCACTATCAACGCTAGGGTGGGAAGTGCCACCTACCTCGGAGCCAGTAAGCAAGAGGCGATGCTGTCGCTAATGGCGTTGCAGCGTGAGATATATCTGATTGACAGTCTATCCGGCCGCTAGTGGTGGCTCTATCGGGTTAGCGGCCTCGGTCGCTGACCTTATTAGACCTATCAACTACGGAAAGAGTACGCAATGAAGAAACACGAAATGACGAATTCTAACTCTGGGGCAGTGTGCGAGTGGTTCGCACTGTGCGATGAAGCCGCCGACGGTGTCGTCGCTCACCCGATCCTTGATCCGATACCGACATGTACCCGATGTGCCACGGAGCTGGGGTTGGAGTTCTCATGAGCAACACCACAACCCACTCCACCCACACAACCAAGAGCCTGCGCTCAGCGGTCCGATCATTCGACGGCCACATCTACGTAACCGTCATGGGTACAGAGACAACTGTCAGAGTCACCAAGGCCGCAATACTGGACTCAGTGCCAGCCTGGAACGGTACAGACTTAGAATGGATAGCGTTCACAGTCAAGAGCGACGGGTACCACTCCGAAATGCACATAGAAGGCAACTACTAGCCCGGCGAGGCCCAGCGCCGACGGTCCACGCTCAGGTTCGACTCCTGAGAGCGCACTAACCACACAACCAAAGGAACACAACCATGCCCACACACAACGCCATCATCGAAATTCTGGTGCGATCAGCGGACCTGGAACGGGAAGTAGAACGAGCGGAAGCGTACCTGTACCGGGGATGGGGGGTGGGGGACGTGGTGAGCGACGGCGAAACAGATATAGAGGGGTGGGCGGTTCTGCGGCTCAAGGATTGACAGACAGGCGCTAATGGCATACGGGCGGGTTCGAGTCTCGCCAGCGCACTAACAACTACAACTAGAGAGAGAAGAGAGAGCAATGATCAATGATGCAGATATTGAAATGATGGAAGCGGCCTACGAATCGGACCGCCGTCATGCGCTTACGGGTGGTGAGCCAGCGACCCCTAAGACCATCGCAATGGTGACTAGGGAACTGGTGGAAGCAATAAACAGTGGCCGGGCGGATTCCCCTTCACTCTGGATCACGGACTATCTGGCCGATACCGGTGTCAGTATGACCTCGGCTCAAGCCGAGAGTATCCACTGGACGGCATGGGAACGGAGCGAACAATGAGGGAAGCAGCAGAAGGGGCAGTGGGCTTCGTCATCGCCATAGGTGGCCTGTGGCTCACCTTAGAGCTACTGCGCTGGCTAGACGGGACACTGGCCTAATGGGGACGGTGGAACGGGCTGTAGAGAACCAGCTCACTCATATTGAAGAACTCTTATTCCTAATCGAGCAATATCTATCGCCGCCCGGCGAGGATTATACGACAAGGAGAGGGCAATGAGTATCACTATCGGCGTCATCTGTGAAGATTGTGACCGCCCAACCATCCCTGAACCCGACTCCCACACGTTCATTTGCACGAATTGCGCCGCCATTTGGCGGTTCGTGGGAGACGTGAGCTGTGATGATGTCGAATTTGTCGGCTATGTCCCAAACTGTGCTATCGTTAATTAATCCACAATCAGAGAGAAGGAAACAATCATGAGTAACACCAGTTCACTTTGCTACCACGTCCATACCGGCCCTATCCGTGTGAAGGTGGGGGAAGGGGGGTTCGGCTCGCACCTTCAACTCGAATTCGAAGGAACAGACATCACTATCTTCACCCAGGTCGGGGCTGCGGCTTTGGTCGCCGCCCTCGCATCGGCCGTCCGTGCCATCGAGAACGAACTGGGCATGAACCAGTCTTCTCCTTCTGCCGAGATTTGGGTCGGTGACGGGCGATGAGCTTGCGTGAAGTGAGTGACGAACTCGACGAGTGGATCAGGGGGACTGTCACGTACCTCAACGGGCCGAACTACGCCCAGTACGTGGCAGACAACCCTCTCGCCCCTACTGCACCGTGCTGGGTGACATGGGGGAGGGGGGTGTCCACTCACCTCCTGCTTCAGGTAGCGTCCGACTGGACGGACGCTTTGGGTCTCGGGGAGTTCCACACGACCCCTCGGAGCTTGCATCCAGATCCCACGGGACTCCGGCATGCCTCCCGCCCTGCGTGGGCTGACAATGTGAAGGGGGACGAGTGGATTTGGCCGCTAATCAACGACAGGCGGATGTGGGAGCGGTGATGATAGTCTTCGCCCCCATCCCCCACGCCGACTACGACCGGCCCACCTACCCCTGGGCGGTCGGGAAGTTCCCTCCCCCCTCGACCGTGGTACCCGGGTCGTTACGTAAGACTTACGCCGCCGCTGAAGCGTTGGCAGACAAACTCAACCAACAAGAAAGAAGGAAGCAATGAATAAGCATGAAATAAAGAACCTGTCCCATTTCCTTGACACTAAGAAGGGGGCGGACCCTCGCTGGTCCCAAATCCAGGTCCGCTCGTGGAGCGATGGGGAAAACGAACTCATGGCGTGCGATGGGAAGATGATGGCAGTGATGTCTGACTACAACCCGCTCCTGTTCTCTTCCGAGCCGTACCTGATCCTTGACGGGGCAGGGTTCTGCAAACAACTCGCCGCCTCCCCCGATTCGCAGGTAACGAAACGAGAAGGTAGTGTTGCGGTCAAATGGGAAGGGGCGGTTTCCCTCTACCAGGTTGCACCGATACCGGAAGGGGGAGGCTACGTCCAGTTCTGCTACAACCTCACCCCGCCCGAAGAAACCAACCATTTCGGGTTCTTCGCCCCTCACGCCGCCACTTTAGGCAAGATTAAGACGGGCAAAGGTAAACCGGCTATCATCCAGCTCACTTTCCGTGGCTCCACTCTCTCATTCACTGCTATCGGCTCCCTCATTCGTGGGGTGGGGATGGCGAACTCGCTACCGAAGGAAGAGCAATGACTATCCGACGACCTGAAACGCTCCACTGTGACGTGGGAAGGTGCGATGTCGTCCACGGTTTGAACGCCACGGAACTGGGGCAGTACCATTTCTCTGACGAGGTTCAGGTGAGGGCGGCGGGCTGGGCCTCCGTCTCCGGCAGGAAAAGCGTTGACTGGTTCCATGCTTGCCCCGCCCACCACCCGTTCCCGAAAGAGGAATCATGACGTACAACCCTAGACTTGCCTACATCAAACGCATCTCCTCCCTGCCTGACGACCAGAAGCTACGGAAAGGCAAAGTTCCGTGCGACGAATGCGGGGCGTATCTGGCCGGGGACACGATCGGCATGGTGTGCTCGCCTTGCGAGGAAAGATCCGGCAAGAACCGCATCGAACTCAGCCTCGCTCATGCGGCAGAGAAAGCACGGTGGCGGTAGCCCACAAATCGGGCTAAAGCCCGTTAGAACGGCTCCTAGGGGCCTTAGACGGGACATTAGGCATGCAGCGCTGAGCGGAGGGCACACCACACGGGTTCGATTCCCGTGCAGCGCACAAATGAGCGACCAACCGGACCGTATGGGCAACAATGCCCAGCCCTGATGGCAACGGTCAGGCCAAGCGCTCAGGGTGGCAGACTCCGAAGGTTTGCCACCATTAAACCGACAAGAAGGAAGTCAACATGACAAACCACAACCGGTACCGTGAAAGCTATCTGAACAAGTTCATTGAGGATGTGACCGACACCGCCTCGCATCGCATCTCACCTCTGGACGACGAGCAGAAACTCACCGGCGCACGATACAACGACGTGTGTATACGGGGGTGCGGCACGTACCTGTCCACGTACAACCTTTCGACGGTCTGCGCCCCGTGCGACGAGGCCGAGGTGGACATGGCACGGAAGGCCGACCTGTTGGTCCTCGTCGATGACCGTGGCCGTGACTTGAAGCGGCGGGTCCAAGGCGACACCGAATAGGTGGCGGCCCCGGTTCAGCTCACCCGTACAGGCTTGTCGTCCACGGTCAAGTCGCCCATGCGAGACGACGAGTAACACATGCAATCCAAGCATTGCCAGACTTGGAACCGGTTCACCTTCGTGTAACGGAAGCCCCGCTTCACGAGACCGTTTTCTCCTTCACCGCAGACAGGGCAGCCGTCGTTGTCGATGAAGTTGACAGACGGGAGTCCTTTGCAGAACGGGCGGAGCCGTTCGTACAGGAGAGGCAGCAGTTCCGTATCAATCTTTGCGTACTTGATCATGTCTGCCCAGGCATCCTTGTCCCCGTCCATGCAGCCGAGCCATGTGGCAAATCCGCCAGCGTTCCCCTTCTGAATCGGCAATCCCAAGGTTATGGCAAGGTCCTTTAAACTGTTTGAATTGAATTTGAAGTTGGACCGAGCGAGGATCAGGGTGTCGACAGTCTGGTACGGGCTGGGAGCAGTCCAGTTCTGTTTAATAAAGAACATGTTGGCACTCTTCAAATCGAAGGCCCTAAGATTGTGCCCTATCACGATTTCTGCGTCGTCTAAAAGTTGCCAGAGCGCTTTGAGTACACGACTGTCATCCTGCTTGTCTTTCTTGAATGCCGTAGGGAAGTCGATCTGGGACACAACATGCGTCTCGTCTTCATGCCCCCACTTGTACGAGAAACAGAGGCAATACTTCTCTCGCCCAGGGTCAGCGTACGACATGACATTCTGCTCGTACTTCCCCCAGCAATATCCTAAATTTGGAGCGGTCTCAAGGTCCAAGTACAAAGTTTTCATTATCGGTTCTCCCGTTCGATCCCGCTCTGAATCAGGGCGGAAGTTAGCTGGTCAAGGCTATCTTGCATTCGTTCAGTGCGCAGGTCGTTCAGGTCCTGCCGTTCCGTCAACTTCATCTCGGACACGTCTAACCGTTCCGAGAGCGAGTCAATACTGGCGTGAAGTTTCACTGCGACAATGTCGTTCTCGACGACAGTCAACACCTGATGCAGTCCTGCATCACCGTTGCGGTGGGTTAGCGCTACCCGTGCCCAGTTCACGAGACGTTTCTTGCCTCGACGTTTCATCCAGATGAGAACTGGGGCCAACAATCCGAGGATGATGGCGATAGAACTTGCGATCGCCCCAATCTGTTGGAGGAGAGGGGCGATCGGGTCGCTCATGCCGGACGCATCATGCGTAGTACCAGCGGGTGGCCGTGTCACGCACGTCCATGTGGATGACTGCCGGGTCGGCCTTGGACCGCATGCCTATGCCGTTGAAGCCTGCCGCACGAGCGGTAGCCTCATCGACACGACCCATCTTGGCCCGGTCCATGTCGATCGCCTTACCTAGCAGGTGTTGGCTACGACTCGCCCCACCGATCCGCCGGTTGTGACTGGGGTCACGGTATGCGGAAAGGATGACGACAGGCCCGACTGTTTCACGCAGCTTCTGGCATGCCGTCACGAGGTCACGGTCCAACCGGATCACATGATTCTGCAATGTCGGTGTCTGCATCCCCCAAGTCTTGAACTCCCGGTAGCCGAAATTCTCGCTCACCTTGAACCCGGCTTTCTCACACAACCGCATGGCGACAAGGGTGGAAGAGCCCGGGTCGCCATCGACCACGAGAGGCGCATCAGCGTAGGTTCCCAGACTGAACGAGTGTTGAAACATCCGGACTGCACGCCGTGTGAGGTACCCGTTGACCCCGTCCGCTTGGAGCCGGACCCCGATCTTGATAAGAAAGCTTTGAGCCAGCCGGACATCCCGTGTCGCCTTACGAAATTTCACTGGCAGGTTCCCCTAACAACTCGGCCACGTCAGGCCCGTAGACCTTCGTGCGGGCCACCAGTCCCACGAGCAGAGGGATCAGGGCAGTGAGGGACGCTGTCGAAGAGAAATCTGCGTCGCCTAGGATAACAATCAGTTCACTGATCACTGTCCCTGCGAGCGTGAGAACGAAAACGACCTCGTTGCGGATGTTGCGTAGGTCTGGCAGAAGAGCTGTCATGAATTTCCTTTGTGTGGGACATGGGATGGGCAGAGTGGCTGAGCATATTCGAGATCGAACACCTCGCACCAATGGCAGTCAGAAATGGGCACGCATCTATTTTATCAGACTTCACCACCATTGGCAACAGGACTACCATGAGTACGAGCATGAGATTGGATACCATGAGTACGAGCATGACTCCTTGTACCATAGGGCGGCTCCCGCCGCTACTGGGCCTAGGCTTACTGCTCGCTGCTGCTCGCCCTACCCTGGTGTCGCTGCCGCTCCCTATGGTGTATCCAAAAATTCTACTAGCGTTGTCAAGCGAGAAGCAAATCTAATTTCAAACTAATCCGATTTGACCTCTGCGCTTTTCTCATGGTAGGGTTTGATCCCAACCTGAAAGAAGAACCCATGACCAGAATCGAAGAACTCCACGCAGCTATCGAGAACCACGGCGGCAGTCGTGCCTGCCTCCTGTGGCACGGACCCGTCACCCATAACGGCTACGGTACCGCCAAGTCCGGCGGCGGGAAGGTGAGAGTCCACCGGGTAGCCTGCTGGGCAGCCCACGGTGCCCC